AGACTGATGATCAGAAGAATCGAGCATTAATATCTGCTACGAGATGGATTGATAGTCTTAATTTTTATGGTGATCGTTGTGATGAAGATCAAGCATTGAAATGGCCTCGAAATAATTATGAAGTAGATGATGTTGAACTTGCTTGTACTTCGATACCTAAAAACATTAAATATGCAGAGTATGAATTAGCTAGGGCATTAGCAAATGAAACAGATGCAATAACCGGTAACAAAGGTACTGACGGAACTTATGAGGAAGTCAAAATAGGGGATATGGAGGTTAAGTACAACACTGATAGTCAGGGTGTTGGAACGATTAACAATGTATTTGACGTTTATCCTTGGTTGCAGTCCTATCTTGGTGCTTATTGTCTTGGTGGAAGTGGCAGCTATCAAGTTCGGGTAGTTAGAGGTTAATCATGGCAGGAGCATTAGACACAGCATTTAAAGCAATCGCTAAACAGGTCGTATCTGATCTTGGAACAGCTTTGGACACAAGTATTACCTATAGTCGCAAAACTATGGGTACATATAATGCAGCAACAGGGAACCTAAACGCTGTTAAGACAGATTATGTTATCAAAGTACCTGTTGAATTTGTTAACTCCAGTGAGGAAGGGGGTTATCAGGAAAATACAGCTAGGCTATACATCACACCAGATTTAATAGGAGATAACCAACCTCTTCTTCAAGATGAAATATCTTTAACTTTCTCTGGGTCAACCAGAATTGCAAAAATAACAGATATAAGGACACTTAAGGGTGGTCAGGAGTATCTTTTCCGTATAGATGTGGTTTTCTAATGACTTTAGTTAAAGCTAGAGCAGCCCTAGAAGTTGCTATAAGAGACTCCTTGAAGGACAACCAACCAAAGGTTACAGTAGTATTCGATAACACTCCTTTTACTACCCCAGGTAGAATGAAGAAGTACGTTCTTGTAAGTATAGACTTCGATACAGCCACTTATCAACCTCAAGGAGCAGCCCAAACTTACTACACTGGTAGAGTAAGCTGCGGTATCTTAACTCCAAAGGATAAAGGAAGTGGCGAATCTTCTGCTGTATCTCAATCAGTAATAGACGGTTTAATCA